ACCAATACCATTAAAATAAACATAGCGGGCCAACCCATTGTTCATTTTTTTGGTTTGAGCCGGGGACGTAGCGGTCACATCACCGCTAATAATGAAGTTGTCAGCGTTGCCAACGTCAACAACGGTATAATCCCCGTAAATGGTAATACCACCGACAACAGTGGGGACCAAGAACGTGGCTGTATTTCCAATACTGTATTTGTGATCGGGGAGGTTAACATCTATAAATGAACTACCGGGGGTAGTGGTGAACGAAGGCGTGAAGCCACCAGAATCATCAGATGTCGCGTTATCTGGGTCGCCAAGTACATTAACGGCCTCAATGCTGTAGGTGCCAGAGCTAATAGCACGGCAAGCATAAAGACCCTGTATCCTCAACCCGCCAATCGTGATCTGTGTCTGAATAAAAACGGAATCATATCCATCAACATTGCTGTTGGTATCAGTAATCGTGACAACATTGCTGCCATCAACTGTTGAGACGTTGACGGGAGCATTAACTGTCAAAAGTTCAGGAGTCACATCTCTCAAAGAACCGTCATTTAAGACACTAAGAGAATCTTCCGCGCCAATGCCGAGGTAGTCTCTGTCATTTAGCGTTTGCCACGCATGAAGGGCACGAACAGGCGAGTTGATCTGGTTAGGATAAAACTTTGTCCATCCACCCAATTTCTGGACAAGGCCAAGACCATCACGGTCTGGGATGAACCGGATTAGATTTGAGTAGGAGATAGCCGCTTCATTGAGCGCCGGTGTTTTATTCTGGTCAACGCCGGGGATCAGTTTAAGAGAAGCGTGAGGCATTTACGCCCCCCGCGTCGGCGTGGCGACCGGAGCAGGAGACATGGAGGACCAAGCGCCAGACTGGAATTTCTTGCGCGCCTCTTCCACAACAGCCGGGCCAAGGAGAGCTTGATACTGACTTTCGTAGGATTGAGCCATGGCGGGGTCATCTGCTTGACGGCCAAAGTTGCGCTGATAGCCGGATACATAAACCATGCTTGCCATAATCATAAGATCAGGCAGATATAGGCTGATAAACGTCTCCGGGTTTGAAACAGACAAGCTGTCAGGCCGGACTGTGCCAACAATCTCAACCGTATAGTTGTTATCAGGCCAAGGACCAACAATCATGTTGTTTTGGTCAATCATGGCAAAATATTCAGGAGACGAAGCTCCAGTCAAACTTGGGTAAACAAAGTTTAGATATTCTTTTGTCACGGGAATTAGCGGCGATCTAATTCCGGTTTGTAGGTTGGATGAACCAGCCGGAAGGATGACGTTAATCTCTTGGATCGTCACAAAAGCAGAAGCAGGAACGGTCAGGTTTCTGTTACCAGCGGCAACCGAGTACGCCGTGCTAGAAGTAACGGTGCTAAGAAAATCAAGGTCACGATAAATCCTGTTCTCCGCATAGGTGATCGCCTGCGGGAGAACAATGAGAAAATTAGCGTCCGTCTCAGAGACAACCGCTAAGGTGGCGATCTGGGTCTTATAAGTGGAGTAAGTAAGACCTGTAGTCACGGTCAAGCCTCGCGGTTTTGCTCATGATAGCACTTATTTAGCGTCGTGGCACCACGCTTCACGTTTGGCATTGTTGACCTTAATTTCGCCAATGGTCTGATTCGTGTCTTTCTTAGACCACGAGACATCTCGCCAAACAGCGCAAACCTTGGTGTTGGTGTTCTCAGTCCCGACGATGCCCGTCAGACTCGCGCAACCGTTCAGGATTAAGATCGACGGAACTAGCAGCATCCAGCGCATCTTTTGTCCTCTCTATAATGTCTGCTTGAGCTTTGGCTTTCATGTCTTCAATGGCATCGGCCCTGATCTTAAAATAGACCCCAGCCAACGCCACGAAGATAATCCCGCCAATGACGATGTATCGCCCCAGAGGGCTGAAGAGCAGGCCGATCATGCGCCCTCCTCATCAAGCCTCTGCTTCCTGAAATACCAGACCGCCCCTGCCGCCGCCACGATCACGAGGCAGACAAGAGCCGTTCCACTCATGGCGGACAGAAGGTCTCCGCCTTCACGAACGATAGGCATGACCTCTTGGGCCACAGCAATAGCACCAGCGCCGCCGGCAATGACCGCGCCGTTAGCCTCCTTAGACTGAATGATGCTCTTTTTGGGGGCCGGGGCGTCCGGCTCCGCACGAGCCTCATCAACTGAGATGGGCTTCTCGGTATCCAGACCGCGCCAAATTTTCACCTCAGCGCGCCGCCGGCGAACCAGACCCGGAAGCTCTTTGCCCCCGCCCTTGGTCCATTTCATGAACTCGGCGGGAACTTCATCAAACTTCTCAGCGTTGACCTTCTTCAGCAACGTAGACTTGGCAAGAGCGCCAACGCCGGCGTTGTAGGCAAAGTCCACCAAAGCGTCAAACTGGCACTGCTCAAGCTCAACCTTGACCAGCTTTTCAACGCCAGCTTCGTACTGCACCATGTCACGCTTGAGGATTTCCTCAGCCTCGTCCTTGGTGATCTCCAATCCGGGGCTCACCTCCGGGCTGCCGGCAGCCGAGGTGTGGCCGTAGCCAAAGGTCCAGACCGCAGCCGGGCACTTGTATGCCTTGATCCGCAGGCCCTCAAACTCCTTAACAAGGGCAAGCCCTTCAGAAGACATTCTCATGGTTTACTTTCCTTGTTTGAGGGTTTGGATTTCACGCTCAAGAAGCGAAATTTCTTTTTCAAGCTCGGCCCTAGCCAAGGCGGCTTCTGACCTAATAGCTGCGCGCGCCTGCGCGGCATCGGCAGTCATTTCCAATCTACTTTTCTCTATAGCGGCCATCGACCGCTCACGGTCCAAAGTCATGTTGGCGCGGGCTAAAGCTGCATCACGCTCAACTTTGTCAATTTTGTCGTTAAGTTGCTCACGGATGAGAGCCATGTCTATCGTCGTACCCTGCGGCGGGATGGCTTTGTTTTCAGCGTTTACTACGACGGCGATCTTAGACTTGAGTTGTATAATCTCTGAGTTGGCCGTGGAAAGGCTATTCATGAGATAAACAACGCAAGAAAACAGGATAGGGACGCCCGCAAAGACAACTTTTTCCACAAGAGCGCCTTTGCTTGCGCTTGCGGCCATGTCTTCAGCGATTTTGGCTTGTTTCTCTTCAGCGGTCGGCATTATTTGTCTGCCTTTCTGTCACGGAGGTCGTCTATCTTACGGAATATCTCATTACAGATATGTTTAAGCTCTTGGATGTCGTGCCGGAATTCTTCCTTGGCGACATAGGTTTTGGGTATTTCAGACTCAATCTTGTGTAGGTCCGTGCGTAGTTCTTTAACGGCATCCCAAAGCTGCCGCCCAAACCAGCCCAAACCTGTAAGAATAATCCCAAAGGCTACGTTTATGAGGGACTGAGGGTCCATCCGTTCATGCCGCTTTCTCCCCCTGCGCTTGAATTGCGTTCTGAATATACTCTAAATTGGCCTTCAAACGTAAGTCGCCCGGCTCCATCTCAGCAGCAATTTTTGCTTGGTCTAAAGCTATATCTTGTAGCCCCAGACGCCATGCGGAAATGCTGGCGAGGTCGTGCGCCCAAAAGCCCCAAACCGCCGGGTCACAGGTATAGACTAGCTGCTTGTCTCTGATTTTTAACGCCCGCATAGAGGCCGCAAAACACTCCTCCCAGCGGCTTTGCCGATACATAAGCATGGCAAGCTCGCACCACGGCTCGCGGGTGTTAGGAGCCTCGCCAGCCGCCATGTAGTACCACTTCTCGGCCTGTTGGATGTCCCCAGTCTCAGCATAGGACTTACCCATGAGCCGCATGGCGTAGCAACGCTCGTTCTGGTTGCTCGCAGCGTTCATGGCAAGATAGGTAGTTAGAGCCTTCTTGGCCTCGTCCCAGCGCCGGTAGAACGTCAACTCCCGAGCGTAATAGAAATAGTGATGCGGGTCTGTGGCGTCTTCTTTGACCGCCACCTCCAGCATTTCCATGTACTGACCACGGCTTTTCGTCGGGTCAGGATGGTGGCTAACAAGCAAATGATTGCACCAAGCCGTAACATGCTCGACGCGGCCATCTATCCGCAAATCCTCATGGCAGGGATGGTG